TAAGCTGCTATGTCATCTGCTTCTACACCGTCGTACTGAAGAATAATACAAGTCTCTTCTAAACATCGCAGAGTGTAGTGCATCTCATCATAGAAGTCTTGAAATGCTTGCTTCTCTTGTTCTGTTTGTTTTTCGTATCGTTCTTTTCTATCTAATTTATACTCGGGGTATATACCTTTCCTATACTTACTGCTACCTTTATCACAGGTAATGATAACCGTCCCACACTTGTAGGAGTTGGCTAAAGAATTTACAGTTTTAATATAGTCTTCTGAAAAGTCTGTTCTGTTCTGATGCTTCCATCGGAACCCTAAGTTTAAAGCATCTACTACTAGTACTCTATTTTCATCTCGCTGCTGCAAGTTTTGAAACGTTATTGCCATTTACAAATCTCGGTTCTTCATTAATTAACCACTCTTCTGCTATCATTACATAGCAACCTAAGTGTCCCACATACATATACTTCTTTGTTCGCTGCGGTTCATCTCGAACGGCTACAAAAACTTTTGACCTGTTATATTTAAAAAATAACACAGGTTTTCTATCTGTCTTCTTCGCTTGATCTACTGCTTGATCCCACCATCTTACAAACTCATTAGATTTGTTAGTAAGTACTTTGTCATCAAAGTGTGAGTTTTTATAAAACTTTACTTCTATACAATAGTTCAAAGCTGTATCAGGAACAAACAGATCTCCTTTCATGAAAGGCAAAGCACCTGACATAGGTACTCTTTCAAAAGGTAAACCTGTATGTTTACGCAATAGTTCTTTTACTTGTTTTTCCCCTTCGGCTCCTTTGGCTCGGGAATCAACCATTCTCTTTCTCCTTCTTACGGGCAGCTAAGTACCCTAAAAATAGTTTCACACTAGTGGTATATGCCCAGAATAAAAAACGGTGAAAAGTGTATCCTTTATCTAAATAGTCTTGCTTAGTCAACCACTCTTTCTGCCAGTTATCTGTGTATAACCCTCTGTGTCTTAGGACTGCATGTCCTCCATCTCTAGGAGACTTTGTGAAACATATCTTACTTCTGCCAATTAATATAGACATCATCATTACAAATATTTTTCTGTTGCATATATTGTAAAGTATAGTAAGAGCAAAGTCTTCGCAGTCTCCTCTATAAGGCTTTTCTTTCATTATATACCAAGCCTCTCTTTTGCCAAACTGATCAGAGTCACTTACATAAGTAAAGTTTTCTACTACTTCTACCAGCTCATCTTGCATTTTGTCTGTTATTCTCATTCTAGTCTACTTATATTGTCCTCTTTTACTACTTCTACTTTTTCTAGTAGAGGATGAGTCCAACCGTGAGAAACTATATAAGTATTTAATCCTTCTTCTGAAAGAAGAACTTCTACTAGTTTCTCTCTTCCCATTTCATCCAGCACATTAATAACTTCATCTAAAAACAGAACATTGATCCTACTCTTAGAGATACTACTCATTAATTTTCTTATAGAAATTAAAGTAGCAGTATTCACTCTCGCTAACTCACCACTACTGAGTGCAAGTATGTCTACGTTATTTCCATTGTCTGACAATGAAACATTTAACTTATCGTTCTCAACAACAAAGTTTATGTTGAAACGACCGTCGCTTAACTCAGCAAGATACTCATTTGTCAAATCTTCAAACTCTTTTACAAGGTTTTCTAGCTTGTAAGCTATCAAACCATTAGTAGAGAAAGCTCGTTTTAATACTTCTAGATTTGTCGAGATCTTTTCTTGCTCAGATAATTCTTTCTCAATTCCTTCAAGCTCTCGTTCAAACTCTGTTGTTTGTTCTTCGATGACTTGGATTCTTGTGTTGTATTTTTGTCGTCTACTGTTTTCATCAATAGTCTCCTTTAGTTTCTTGCTAGTCTCGTTTAACTTAGCTCTTAATTCTTCGATACTACGTTCTAACTGGTTACCATCAAGAAAGTCTGATGGCAGAGCTTGATCCACTCTGCCAAACAGATCTTCGAAGTCTTTTTGCTTTTTCTGCTTACTCGTTATTACAGAGTTAAGACTTTTTATTCTATCGATCTCTTGCTCAAGACTACTTACCTCGCTTTCCGCCTTTTGGCTTTTTTGGACGCTTAGGCTTTTTAGGTTTTGAATTACCGTAGGGTTTACCTCCTGCTGGCATGTTGGGCACTCCTTTTTTAGACTACTCAAATGAGTAATCTCCTTGGCGGATTCTTGTATGATTCGCCTGTTCACTCCCACTTCAGTCATAAGTTCATCATATGACTGTATTCCTTTTTCTTCATCTCCTATTAGTGTAAAGTCGGTAGGAGATATATTCGAAAGTAGTTCTTTGTATTTATTATTTTCTCGGATTTTTTTATTTTTTTCCGAAATATTTTCAAAATCTAATCGTAATGAACGTAATTCTTTCTCTTCTTCTTCCGAGATTTTTGGTAAGTTTAGCTCGGGTAGTATGTTGGTAGACTCTAATTTATTGTCTTCGAGCCATTTTAATATGGTATCTGACTTAGCCGAAAGCGCCGTAAGTTTAGTATTAATTTCTTTGGAAACTTCCCTAAATACCTCGTAATATTTACCATACTCTTCAACACCGAAGAGTTCTACTAAAAACTTTTTTCTATTCGCATCTGTGGTTGTTAAAAATTGTAAACTAGCATTAGTACTTTGGTACACTAGCTGAGAGAATGTTTTAAAGTCTAGTCCAAGAATCTCTTCTACAGTCTTATACGTGTTCGTAGCTGTATGACTAGATATGTCTTCTTTACCTCGGAATAGTTTTACTTTAATCGTACCTCTGCTTCTTCGTACTTCTATTCTATATTTTTCATCTTCCACAGCAAAATCAAGGAATATATTATATCCCTTGTTATATTCTCGATTCTGTATTTCAGCTTTCTTAATGCCTTTGGAATTCTTGTTAAAAAGTACCTCTTCTAATATGAGAGGTATTGAAGATTTTCCTGCACCATTTTTTCCTAAAAGCTGTGTTACGGTTGTATCATCTAAGTCTATTGAATTATTACTACCGTAACTAAAACAATTATCCCATTGCAATTTCTTTAGAGTAATCATGAAAAGTTGTTAAAACATCCTGTACTTTGGTTTCGTCTAATTCTAGAATATAACTTAAATATTCTACTAATTCTTCTTCTATTGTCATTTCTTTACTAAGAAGAAGTGCTGTCTCTGTCTTTCTCTTGATAACTTTTTTATCTAAGAGTTCTGTGTTGGCTACCGCAGACAAGTCTGCCATATCCCCTTCTAATTCATAAATTGTATGATGGTAATCTGTAGGAACCATCTCGTCTTCTGACGTTACTGTCTTTCTTAGTAATTGTGGTAATTCAAACTTGTACCACTTCCAACTAAGTGCCGCATCTGCTTCAATAATTATGTATCCTGTTTCTACTTCTGTTCTATGAAACTGTGTCGTCATAGGACTACCAGGATACACAATGTTTAACTGTGTATTTGTACGGCTATGTAGGTCTCCTGCAAATATAACAGGAAACGGTTCAAATCTTTTTAAGTCTACTTCTGGCGTTACATGAGGAGGAATAGCTCCCCGTACGTGAGTGAAAAGCGGCTTTCGTATACTAAAGTCTTTAGCGTGCCATTTTCCGTGTAACTCACAGTAGGGGAGCACTCCAAACTGATCTTCATTGTAGATAGAATCTACGATTTCTATGAGAGAATTCACCTCCTTAGATGCTTTTTTCAATTGTGTTAGAAAAGTTTGATGTTTTTTAGTGGCTTCATGATTCCCATCGTATATTAAGGTACGCACCTCCACGCCACTGATGAACTCAAAGTATAGTTCTAACTCTGTCATTGTGGGGATTCGATCAAACAAATCCCCTCCAATGACATGAAGATCAACTCCTTTTTCAAGAGAATGTATCTTTTCAAAGAACATACTATACCGCTGTCGTGCCCATTCTTCGGGAACGTTTTTCTGGCCTACTTTTAGATGCCAGTCAGCGGTGAATAGTATTTTCATTAGTAAGGTAAGTCCTCTTTTAAAAGTTCTTCTGCTTCTTCTGGTACTTCGGAAGAGCCTCGTGTAACACTATCTAAAAACTCTCTTTGAGAGTCGGCAGTCGGTCGAGGAAGAAGTTCTTCCATAGACTTTAAGCCTTCAATTAGTTTTTGCTCGTCTTTGTCTAAAGCGCGAACTTTGCATTTAAGAGCCTGTAACTGATACTCTACGTTATACACGTTAGGCCCAGTCTTAACTCTTTTAAAGTTGATATCCCATCCAGTTTCTGGATTTGTGGGATCACCTAAGTCATCTGCAGCAAGCATAACTTGCTCGAGAAGTTTCTTTTTAAGGTTAAGAATTTTAACCTCTCCATTGTGGATACACTGAATAGCGTATGCCCATCCACATTTCTTTTCGGGATGAAACTTCCTAACCCAATCTGTTTCTGCATTATCGAAAGTTTCTGAGTTTCGATTAAATGCCAAACACTCCATAGGAATGTTTTTATTGTTGTCACCAGTAACCCAGTAAACATATCTAGGAAGTATATCTCCTACTAGTCTTACACTGTTGTCACCGTCTACATACTGATATTGTACCAGTGATGATTTTTGGGCTGAACCCTTTGCGTCTCCAAATTTTAGAGCCATATTTCTCTCCTTGCGTCTTCATACTTAAAGTGGATGATTCCATCCTCTAAAGTAAGTAGTCTGTTGTTGTCGATTGCGTCTTCTTCTACATTAGCGTGAAAGAAGTCTAGTGTTGTTGTACGTCCGTGAACGTACTTTACAAAGCTACGAAAACTAGCTAAAGAAATGTACTGCATTATCTCTGCCATCTCGTAGTTTCGTCTCTTTAAAAAGATACTCTCAGGACATATTAAAAAAGAGTCGCCTTCGTAATTCTTCTCGAAGTATCGAAAGATTCTATCTTTTTTGTTGTTAGGAACCTGTTTATACGTCAACCAATGTATGATTGAAAGTATATCATTGGTTTTCCCACCTGTATCTTTTACGATTTTTTTCCAATTAAAAAGTATCATATATTATATCAAAGTCGCCTATGAATGTCAAGAACTATTTTTCTATATGTTTTTGATTTCATATCCCTGCTTCATGTAGTATCCCTTGCGATTGTTGGCTTGTTTTCTAGCAGTATTCCCTCTAAGGTTTATATCTACAATTATAGGATCTTTCTTGCCTTCCTTTATTCTTATCACACGTCCTATTAACTGTGTTAGCAAAGGATCGTTATTTACAGGCGTACCGAGTACAAGGCAACTTAGTGCATCTAACGACACGCCCTCTGAAAATATTGACTGTGTGCCAAACAATACATTCTTATCTTTATTGATCTGTTCCATCATAGCAGGTCTTTCTTCGTGAGGTGTTTCCCCAGTTATCACAATAGCAGTAGGTCCCACTAAATTGGCACACTTCTTTAAGAACTCTACTCTATCTCCTACTACTAGAACTTTGTGACCTTTTGCAGCATAGCTCGCAGCTATGATTGCTACTTCATGTTGATACTCTTCATTGTAAGCAAGATGGTTTATCTTCTTC